AGGAGGATCAGCTTCAACGCGCCCCAGCAGGCGACGCAGACCAGCAGGAACTTGGCGAAGCGTGTTCCGAAGGCGCCTATCCTTCCAATGGTCCTGATCCCCGCCGCCATCGTGCGCATGGCGTCGATGACCGGCAGGGTTTCATCGCGCCAGTCCTGTACGTCTTTCTTCAGCTCGGCGGTAAGCTGGGTATTCGCCGCGATGGACTGCTTCAGCGCTTGAATATCCCTCTCCACGCTTTCGATACGCGCATCGTCCCGCTTGGCGATCATTCATGAGGCCCGGTTGTCTGGCGTGGAAATTAAAAACGGCGCCCTAAAGCGCCGCCTGTTTTCGTGAAGCGGTAGATCAGCTTTCTTCGATCTGCATGCGCTTGGTCAAACGACTCACCTGCCTGCCAATGGCGTCCAAGCTGGAGAACGTGCCATTGATCGTGCCGTCGCGTTCTTGCCTTCCACCGACACCGGGGAACAGCGAAACCGCTATGTCCTGCGTGGTCTGGGCGATCTTCATGATGTCCAAAGCGGTCGGCATTTCATCTTCGCTGATCGAGTTGAAATTCATGTCCACAATCGCCCAGCGTCCGCCGCGACCGCCTTGTTTCGATCCGCCGCGCGTTCTTACCGCTTCGTCGTTCTGGCCGAGTCCGTAGCTAAGTCCATAGTCCGGATTTATGCTCGGCTCCCAGTAATTGCCGACGAACGGCCTGCCGACCTGCCAGAACGGATAACCATACGTCGTGCTCTTGCTCGAGAAGTCCCACTGCACACTTTTGACGCCCGAGACCTGAGTGAAGAACACAGAATATGGCGACTCGGTCCCGAGTGGGTCGTGCGTGTCGGAATCTGCTACATCGGCAAAGCCGAAGTCGTAGCCGGTGGAAACAGGCGTGTAGATGGCATTCACCCCGGTGTCGACAAGCAGCGTTCCGGTCCAATCATTGTTCGACCACGCGCGAAACCGCACGCTGCCGCCGTGACAGTGATGCGCGAACAGCGCCGCCCAGTTGATCGTGATGCTGCCGCTTGCGAGCGAGCCTTTCAGCGACTGGCCGGTCGCATCCGGTGAGCGCCAGAACGACGAGCGATCCGTGTTCTGCGTGTTCGTGTATTCGAAGCCGGTTGCAGGTGCAACAGAACCGGACAGCGTCATCAGATCCCAGAAGTTGCGCGGGGCGAGGCGGACGTTGGCGGTCATGAAAATGTAAACGACCACGAAGGGCCACTGCGGTAGAATCGTCGGCTCGGTCGGAGCCTAGGGCGATGCAATCCTGCGAAGCGTGGTACACGGCGATAGTCACGAGGATGTATCAACTCGTGCATGCGTTTGAACCGGACAATTTCGACGCCGAGCGCTACGCCGACGTGTCGCCGGCAACCTATTTCTACGAACTGCACGCCGCCTACTTCGTGTTCTTCACGAAGCGCGCCGACGCCTTCTTCGCTGCGCGCAACCTGCTTGCGGACGACGAATCCCGATCGTTGTTCGATCAATTGATCCTGTACAAGGCGCTCGGCCATCAGCACGTGCGCCTTCCGTTCAACACGCCGGAATCGCGCGGCTACCGCAACGTCACTGCGCAATGGGAAATCGGCAACGCGGCCGACGGATTGACGCGTTTTGCGGTACCCGCCGAAGGTGGGTCGATTCGCATGGAGTGCTGGCACGGCAACGTTGCAGCAAACGTCATTTGGCGGCAATACTGGTTCGAACGCGACGGCCATTTGATCATGCCGACGACAGGAGATCACGCGATCGATGCCGGCGCCTGCTTTGGCGACACAACGCTCTGCTTCGCTTCCTCGGTTGGGGATTCCGGTCACGTCTATGCCTTCGACCCGATTCCGAAGCACTGCGCAATCGCGCGGCGAAATGTCTCGGCAAACCCGATGCTTGCCGAGCGCATCAGGCTCTTCCCGTTCGGGCTGTCTGATTCCAACGGCACTGGCGACGGCCGCGTGCGCGTCGACAGGATCGACCCCGGCGCGCGACTCGAAGGCGACTTGCCGACCAGGACCATCGACGACCTTGATCTGCCGCGCGTCGACTTCATCAAGATGGACATTGAAGGGAGCGAACTCGCGGCGCTGAAGGGCGGCGAACAATCGCTGCGCCGATGGAAGCCGAAATTGGCCATTTCGCTCTACCATCGCCCGGAGGATTTTTTCGCGATCCCGCTGTGGCTCGATTCACTCGGGCTCGGCTACCGCTTTTTCCTCGACCATTACAGCATCCATCAGGAAGAAAGCGTCCTCTACGCGAAGGCGTCATGATGCGAGCTCGAAGCGGTGCGCGACGAACGACGACACCGGTGCGGTCGGGAAGGCGTACATCGGCACCGGGCTGAACATTGCCCACGGCGCCCGATAGAGCTGTGAAACGGTTTGCGCGACCTGGCCGCCGGTTGCATTGTAAATGTTGAAGTTCATCATGCGGCCAGCGCTGAACAGCGTGTTCGCCTGGTCCCACATCATCGACAGCGTGCTTTTGCTGAACGTCGCGCCGGCCGCCTGGGTCTGGGTTTGAACGCTGCGCACCACCGGCAAGCCGTCGACGTAGGCCTCGGCAAATTGCTGCGTGGCCGCCGTTAGATCGAACAGGAAGCCGTAGTGATGCCACGCCGCAGCCGACGGTCGCGTGAAGGTGTAGCGCGAGAAGGTATTGTTCGAGAACGTGCTGACGAGAAACGCACCCAGACCTGAGTTCGGGTCGATGTAGAACCCGGTCTGCGTGGTGACCGACGTTCCATAAATGCCGGCGAGCTTGTCGTCCGTCGCGAAGGCGTCCCACCACATCCAAAAGGTGACCAGGATCGTCTGGTACGGCACGAGCGACAAGGCGGCGGTGCACTTGTCCGCGCTGGTGCCGTTGTAGGTCTGCGCCGCCATCAGCGGACCGCTCGGCAAGCGAGCCACGCTGCGCGACGTGCCAATCAAGGTGCCTATGGCCCCCATCACGTAATCCCGCGGGGGTTTCCCGATGTCGGCGAGGCAGTTGTATGCCGAATAGATGAGGCCTCGCGCGAGCGCATGCCGGCGGTTCAGAGTGACCGGCCCGACAGGCTGTCGCAGCCCCTCGCGATGAAGATCCGTGCGCAACAGCATGTCAGGGCGCCGGTGTAACCGTCTTCGGCGTGAACTTCACCGTGTAGCCGCTCACGATCGTCGCATTGGTTCTGTTCTCGACGTAGAACTCGCAATCGGCCGTCAGTGGCACATCGGGCAGTGGCACGTAGACCGAGCTCGTCGCGGTAATCGGCGGAATGACGAACGCGCCGACGTAGAAGTTAGAGTACGCCGGCGCCGCGCTCTGTGGCTGCGGCGCATGATTCGCGCCGTCGATATTCTTGTCGCGCCGATACAGGTTGACGATGGCCGACGCGCTCGACACCGATGTGGAAAAACTCGCGAAGAGCGCGGCGTCGGCGAGCGGATATTTGCCCCCGTTGGCGCTGTTGAGCGCAGTGACCTCGGCCGAGCCGTTGAATCCGTTCGACGCCGCGTTCGCGGTTCCGGAGATGCCGGTGACCTGCGTCGAGTATTTGTAGATGGTTTCGCTGCTCATGCCTTGGCCTCTTTAATGGCGATGACTTCCGCTGACGGTTTTATCTCCGGCTCGCGCCACTGCTTCCACTCGTAGGTGTGCATGCCGACGTGTCCGACCATCTTCGATGCGTCATGGTCGACGAACGTCGGAAAGCCTGCGCTGCGGATGCGCTGGCAGAAGGGGTTGTCCTCGGTCGTGTACAGGTCCCCCTCCGCGATGTAGAGCGGCAAAAACCACGGCTTGGGCGTTTTCTCGAACACCTGGCGCTCGATCAGGCTGACGCCGAAGCCGGTATAGCCAGCCTCTTCCAGGCCGGACGAATCCTCGCGTGTCACGATGTGCCCCTTGCCGTCCACGCGAACCGCGGTGAAGGTGATCGGCCAGCCGCGTTTCGGGTAATTGCAGGCGACCATGGCGTGTCGTCTGCCGAGCATGATCGTCAGGACGCGTGGATCGAAGACCATGTCGTCGTCTAGGAACATGACGTGCGTCGCGCCCCATTCGAGCGCGTCCTTCACTAGCTTTTCCCGGTTCGCGTGAATGACGCTTGTTTCCTGCATCAGCAGCGTCATCGAAACCGATTCCGCCTCCGGCCGCTGCCGTAGCGAGTTCCCATAGGAGAGCAGGCCAGCGAGCGAATGCGCGAACCACGCCTTCACCGTCCCTGCGGTCGGCACGCAGACCGCGACCTTTATTTCCATCAATACCCCCGCGCGAAACTCATCACGTCAGCGCTGCCCGCAGCGCCGTTCCATTTGAATGTGATGTAGGACGTCTTCGCATCCGCGACGCCGGAGAGATCGACCGAGGGGACGTCGGTCCCAAAACGCACGTTCGTCCCGCCTGTAAACGTGAAGCTGCCACCGCTATTCTTGATCCGGCAATGGATGTTCTGGCCGTCAGTGCCGTTGGTGAACCCGAGCGTGAAGTTTCCCGTCGCCGTGATGTCGATGACCTCGTTCGCCGCGGTATGCGTCGTCATATCGACGGTCATCGTGGACGCGAAGGTTTCGGTAAATGGTTCTAGCGCGCTCGCGATGGCTATGGCAGACGCAGAGGTTATTCTTCCTTTGGCGTCTACGGTGAATTGCGCTACGTGCGTCGAGTCGCCGTATGTGGACGCGCTAACGCCGCTCGTCGCGAGCGACGGATTCGGATACGTCCCGGTCAGGTCCCCGCCAGCCGCTCCCACCGCGGAGTTCGGCACTCCACGCATCGTCGAATAATTCGAGCCGTCGCTTGCGATCAGCAAGCCCTGCGCCGTTACCAAATCGATGGATGAAGCGCCGTCTATTGTGGACGTCGTCGGCGTGATGGTAACGGTGCCGATGCCGCGATTCTCGGCGTAGAAAAACCATCCAGCGCCGAACCCTGTCGCAATCGGCAGCGTGACGGCGACCGCGCTCGCATTCGCAAACGTGACGAGCGTCGAGCGGTCCCCGGTTACAACCGTGTAAGTTGTTCCGGTCTGCGCGTTGACGTTGACCGATGCCGCAGCAGCGAGCGCCACGGCGTCGGAAACGAGTACCTTTACAGTGTTCCCGCTCTGATCCGCCGGGAAAACTTCGCTGCCGGTAAGGGTCGCGGCTGACGGCAGCGCGGAAATCGTTGGATTGCTCATTTATCGCTCAAACGTTGGAGTTCCAGATGCGGATGTCGTCGAGATAGGCACTCACCAAAGCTCCCGCGCCATTTTGGAAAGCGCCAAAATTGACGTGCGAAAAGCCGGCGCCGCCATAGCTATTCGTATCCGTCGCAAAACCCCTTACTACGCCGTCGTAATAGACAGTGGTCACCCCCGAAACGCGGCAAACCTTGAGGTCGTGCCACGCACCGAGAGTGGGAATGACGTCGGTCCTAATCACCACGCCGCCAATAACGTCGTCGTAGATCAGTTTGTTGGTGCCAAACTCGACGTACAGCCGCGGCGCAGGACCAATGCTGTCGACGAATGAGAAAAGGCATTGCCCGTAGGTGCTGACGAGCGATACGAAATACGCAAATACTTCGATCTGAAAATCGGCCGTCCCGAACGTCAAATCGGTGATTCCAGCCGACTCAAGGCTGCCGTTGTGATCCGCTGGACCCGAGGCGTACAGGCTCTGCGCGCCGCTATTGAACTGCGCCGACGAAATAACGGCCGCGCTGACGGTAACCGTATATGACGGCCCTCTTCCGGCGGTGTTTGGGTAAGTCCCAGAAGCGCCTTCAAATAACAACTCGGTCACCAATGTTCCGAGTGCCGGTGGCGTTCCGGCGTCTTCCGGACAACCGCCGGCAACGGTGATGTTGCCGCCCTGGTCCAGCGTAATCAGATCGCCAGCGAGTGTCGCCAGAAAGCAGCCCGTTACAGCAGTCGGCAGCGAAGAGGCGTCGCGCCGATACGCCAACGTCAGCCCCACCGACTCCGTATTGAGGTCGAGCGCAACCGAAGTGACTTGCATCGCAGGTCCGCTATCCAACGCATAGCGATCGAGCGTCAGTGTGATGATGTCGCCCAACTCCAGCGCATAGGCGCGAATCCCGACCGTGGTGTCGATCAGTTGCAGCCATGACAGGAACTTCTTGCGGTACGCCTCGGCGAAGTTCGCGAGGTCGACGAGGCAGTCCGCATCCAGTTCGTGCGAAATCAGCGTGGCAATGACCGGCGACGGTCCCATCGTCGTGTGATACAGCCGCGGGTTGTCGACGTAACTTGTTCCAGAGGGCACCGGCCCGGAATACGGCAGTGCCGCACGCGTATAGAGCCCGCGCGTGTTCTGATCCAGTGTTACACCCGCCAATTGATCGGCGGTCTGTACCGTGTAGTTCGTGTTGCCGCTGCAAAATATCTGATCGTAGAGCGGGATGACCTCTTCGACCTTGATCGCGTTGGCCGGCTTGATGTCGTCAGCGACGAGCGAGAGGACGGGAGCGGATGCAGGGTTGTACGGGAAAATGCGTCCATAGGTCGGCGTGCCGAGCCGCGTGAAGCCGTAGAACGTGTTGCTCGACGTCGCTACGTCGTTCAGGACATCGACGAGGTTCTGCGGCTCTCGAATGGAGATGCCGATCGGATAGTCGTAGTCGGATCCCGGAACGAACGTCGAGTGCGGAGTCGGACTGTCGAGCCCTCCGTAAACGTGAAACAGCGTCGAGTAGATGCCCGAGGTCTTGAAGCCGACGCTCCAGCTCGGCGAGTAGCCGAGAAGATCAGCCGTTACCGTCCCGTCCGGAGAAAACGCAATCGGGAACGAGCCGCCGGGGTTGTCTCCGAGCCCGCCGGCCAGCGGATCGCCGCGAATGCGCTTCGCGGTCATGAATCCATGCGTGGTCCCGTCGCTGAACGCGTAGGTGTTTGTCGCCTGATCCGTGAGCAGGCATTCGACGTTGTGTACCCAGCCGAGATTGATCGGCAGCGGTTTCCCGGCATTCGGTCCCGTTCCGCCGACCGGCAGTCCGCCGATATTGCGATCGAGCCGATACGACGCGTCCTTGACGTTGAAGTTGATCCGCGTCGGATCGGGAACCGAAATCGAGGCCCCGACGCAGATGAACATCAGCCGGAAGTCGGCCTTCGCCCAACTCGCATCGCCGTAATAGATGCGATTCGCCGATCCGTCGTAGGCATAGCCGAGGATCGCGTCCTGCGCGCCGTTGGCGTTGGCAATAACGCCGCTGCCGAATGATGCCGAGTAGATGCCGCCCAGACGCGCGCGGTCCAGACTGCGCGTGAACGTCGGCGCCGTAATGACGCAGTCGGTGTAGCGCTGATTCGCCGGCGTATCCGTTGCCGCAGAAACGAACCCCGGATGATCGGCAAAGTAGAGCGTGTTGGTTACCGGCGCTCCAGCGACCTCCGCGATGTAGTCGATCTCCCACAATACGACCTTGGTGATTCCTGCATCTTTTCGGCGCAGCCAGACGGCGAACTGCGCGTCAGAAATGCTCATCGCTTCGGCGTTGATGCGACCAGTAGATTCGCCGCTGTGAGCGTCGCGGCGGTCTGGAGTTGCGCGTCCTTGGTCGCGGCATTGGCGATCGCCGTCAGCAATTGCTGCATCGTCGTTTGCAGCGTCTTCGTCGCGGCCGTGTTGATTGCGATGTCGGCCGACGACGCGAGCTTGGAGTCCGTCGGCAGGGCCGAAGCTATGGCAGCCGTTGCGCTCGTCGTGGTCGGCAACGGCAGGCCGTTCGGTCCTGTTCCGGCCAGTGGCGCAAGGTCCTTCGTGACCTCGTCGAACACGTTGAGATAGTTCGACGGATCGAAACTCTGCGCCTGCTTGAGAAAAGCGTCCGACAGTTGCGTGATGTCGCCGAGTGCTGCCTGCCGACTGCCAAGGTCGGTATTGCTCGGCTGCGCCTTGGCGAGCTCGTCGAGAAACGCGTTTTGCGCGGCGTTGAACTGCTGGCTCGGCGTAAGGGGTGACAGGGCGCCGACTTGCAGGCCCTTCAGATAGTCGGCGATGCCTTGCTGGAGCCGCGCCATCTGATCGAGCGCGCCACTCACGCCGCTCGAAACGCCGGTAACGATTGCATCCCACTTCTGCTGAAAAATGGTTTGTACCGCCGTCAGCGCATCGGTGTTGCCCGCGAAGAGTGCGTTCTGCTGCTTGTCCCAATCCTCCAGCTGCACGAGTTGTTCCGCCCGTCCCGCATCGTATTGCGCGGACAGGATGGTGAAGCGCGCGAGCTCGTCCGCCAGTGCGGTGCGCGACTTGTCCAGTGTATTGAGGAACGCGAGCGTCGCCGGGTCTTGCGTCGTATAGACGGTCCCGAACGCGGTGTTGCTCGAGCTGACCGGCGTCGGCGAGTTCGCGATCGTGCGCGTGATCTGCGCCTGAACCGCGGTCAGTTCCTGCGTGAGCTTGTCGCCGAAACTTCCCGTTCCGGTCTGGATCGCCGACTCGAGATTGTTGATGAGCGTGGTCGCCGCATCCGTCGCCTTGGCGCGCGAATCGAGCAATGCCTGCGTGCTGTCGACAATGCTCTGCACCGCCTGCCCGACCTGCGCTGCCGCCGTGGTCGCGGCGCCGCCGAGGTCGAAGATCGCCGGGGCGAGCACGATGAGCGCGTTGTAGAGCGTCTTGCCGGCGTCCGTCGACTGATCGATGCCGAGCACCATCGTGCGGAAGGCATCCACCGAATGCGGGATGGAAACGCCCAAGGCCGTCTGCGCGGCGTCGATCTGCTTCAGGTCGTCGGCGATCTTCGATGCCTGCTGTTCGGCAGCGGTGAAGAAGTTCTGATTGAAGAACTGCTGCGCCGACTGCACCTGCTGCGCGAGTGCTGCCGCCGCCTGGTCAGCAGTCCCAGCGACCTGCACGAACAATGGCGCGAGCGCTGATACAGACGCGTAGAGTTGCTGTCCGGCCGGCGTCGCGAGATCGAACGAGTTGAGCAGGTTGAGGAATGCCTGATGCGTCGCCGGCACCGCGAGACCGAGGCCGACAAAATCGGCATTGAGCAGCGTCGCGGCGGCGCCGGCCTTGTCCGCGCTCGTCGTGAAATTGGTATTGATGAACGTCATCGTCTGCAAGGCGGTCTGCGCCCCGCCCAAGGCATCGACGAACGCGGTCATCTGCGCCGGGTCCAGCGCTTCGATCTTCGGCCCAAGCCCGGTAATCGAGTCGCCGAACTGGCTGACGATGGTGACCAGCGCAAGAACCTTGTCGGCGGTCGCCTGCGTCGCGTCCGCGAGAGCCGCGTCGACATTCTTCGTGAAGTCGACGTTGCCGATCTGCTTGGTCGCATCGAAGATGCCGAGCAGCGAATTGCTGAACGTCGCTACTTCGTCGGCGGTACCCTTGAAATTCGCCGCGACCGAACCGAGCGCCGGATCGAGCACGTTGAAGGCAGCTGTGACGACTTGCTGCAGGACCTGACCGCCGTACTTCTGCAGGAAGTCCTGCGTCGTGAACGTGCCCTCAGACGAGGCGAACGTCGTGTTCTGCAGGATCGACGCAAGTCGCGCGGACTGCTCCGGCGAAAAGCGCGATTGGAAGGCGTCTAAGGCCCCGCCAACGATCTTGTTGAAGACCTGGGCTGCTTCCCCACTGAACTGCTGCGTGTTCGCGTCGGAGAAGCCGAGATTGCCGAAGTTTGAAGCCGTGAACGCGTTGTCCTCGAAGCCGGTTGTGCCGGGCGAAATGGCGAACTGGCCGGATACCTGCGTCGGCGATTTGTTGAACAGGCCGAGCGCCGAAATTGCGGCGATCGCAATGCCAACGTACGGGATGAACGAGGCGACCGCGCTAAGCCCTGCGCCAAGCGTTGCGCCGACTTCCGTCAGCGCCGCGCCGCCCGCGAGGGAGCCCACAGCTTCACCCGCCGCACCTGCGCCAAGCCCACCTGCCAGCGCGCCCTCGCCAAGCCCGATTGCGGGCGCTGTCGAGAGTCCGAGTGCCGAACCCGCACCGCTGAGTGCAAAGTCGCTGTAGAGGCCGCTGGTGCCGCCGCTGATGCCCTTGTCGAGCAGTTGCATGATCGGATTGTTCGCGCTGCTCTGCCCGAACGCCTGCTGTGCAGCACCCGCAAGACTGGTGTTCGCGGTGATGCTGAGGATGAACTGTTGCGCCGCGAGTTTCGCCAGAGCGCCGATGATCTGCGAGGTGAGATCGTCCGCGAGTTTCTTGAAGGCCGACGAGCCGTTCTTCTCGAAGTCCTGCAAGAAACTGGACGCATCGTTGGCAAGCGTGTTGAAAACATCGCCCCACGCCTTGTTCGTGTCGACGAGTAGCTGCTTATCCGATAGCCCTTGCAGCGCATTCCGTCGGTCGATCAGGTCCTGCGTCTGCTTTTCCAGTTTGTCGTTCAGAGGACCGACGAAATCGGCCGCATTCTGGAAGGCGAGCGCCTGCTCGTTGAGCGCGATCGCGTCATCGAGGACTGCGATCTTGTGCGCGTCGAGCTGCTCCTTGGTGAGTCCAAGTGCGGCCGTTTGCTCGACGATTTTCGCTGTGGCCTTTTCGTATTCGGCGGAAGTCCTCGCAAACTCGTCATTGACCTTCTTCGCCGTCGCGAGCATCGCTTCGAGCGCGGTCTTTTCCTGCGTCGCGGCATCAGCACCTGCGGCGGCTGCGCGGGCCGCGGCCGTCTCGGCATCGGCTCTCACGAGCA